CACTGCATATGCCAACAAAGACCCGCTCCGTCAAACCTCTCCGGCCTCGCGACCTGTTCATTACAGTTCGCGACGGCCAGACGGTCATATCGTCCCGCTCACAAGCGGTCGATGGCGGTATCCCGGTTTCATACGAGAATATAACGTATGAGAATTCGGGTAGAACGCGGGCTTTCTGTAGCTGCGAGCACGTTAAGTACAAGTTGTTGCATTATCTGCCAGCGTATACGAGTTCGATAGGCGTCTCTAACGAGAACGTCTATCCTACCGTTCGCTGCTTTGATGCAACACCGTTGGTATTTCGTGAACTTGGCGGTCAACAGGAAGAACCTGAGACTTCTCGATCACGTTCGTTTGTTTACGACGCTTTACAGCGCGTGACAGATGAGTTTGTTGAGGAGGCGGTGGTTCGTTTGATACCTCATGTTCCACAAGTCATTAGTCTTGGTAACTTCATTTATGAGTTACGCGAGACTAGGAAACTGTTCCAACTCTGGTCACGAAAGCAGAACGTCCTGCGTAATATCGCGGGCGGTCACTTGAATTACCAGTTTGGGTGGAAGCCGTTCATTGGGGATTGTATTAAGATCCTCAAAGCGTTGAAGTCAACGCACTTAGCACTCAAGAAATTGAGTGCGGAACAGCACAGGATAGTGTCACATAGTACCCGTCGTACCGTAAAGGTCGACGACGTATTTGGTGACAAGCCCCTGTCTGACGACTATGCCTCGTTCACTGTCGATCCTATTGATGACGGAGTTATCCGTTACAAATGGGAGAAGCAGTGGCGAGTCGTTAGTGACGTCAAGCTCTCAGCGACAATGAAGTATACTTACTTCATTCCGCCGATGGGCAAGGTAATCTATGAGATACGAGGTTTCCTCGATGCATTCGACGTAAACTGGGATCCTTCCATCATCTGGAATGCGATTCCGTTTAGCTTCGTCATCGATTGGTTCTTCGATGTGGGCGACTTTTTAGCCCGCAATTTCTCACGGGGTAGTATGCCAGTTCAGTTCCGCATATTTGACTTCTGCTATTCGCAGAAGTTCAAGTTCCGCGGATCCACCTTCGGCATTCTCGAGAATCGAGACTCTGCCGGAGCTGACGACCAGACCTCACGCTTTGTCATTAGTGACGAAGTTTCGGTCTATCGGAGAGTGAAGAAGTACCCTGTCTCTATAGACAAGGCTCTTCACCGTGGAGACGGCTTGGAAGGACGAATCCTTCTTGGCTCATCACTTGTGGTAACTAACTTTAAGTTGCCGCATCGTCGTCTCCCTCGCAAACGTTGATGAACGTTCACTAGTGAAACCACTAATACTGAACAACATGTTATCAGATCCTATCTCGATAGCCATTGGAGGCACAGCAATTGTGTTCAGGACTATCAGCGCCGAACCGAACAAATCGGTTCGTCGTTCTGCTAGTCCTCTCACGTGCACGCCCCTGTTGAACTCGAGTGATAGTATCTATTACACACCTACTGTGACAGTTAGTCATCAGCAGGTTAAGGGTAATAGGTACCGAACTCTTGTTCGCGCGGATAGTGGACCGATTACCGGGAGTGATCCCGCGGTCCAGATTCCGGCCACGGAGCCAGCTGCGTACATCGTTCTCGATCGTGAGATCGGGGTCGATTCGCAGCCAGTTTCGCGGTTGCTTCTTGGTCTCATCGCTCACCTCCTTACCGGAGTTGATGTCGATGACACCACGTCGCCAGTAATTGACACAGCGCTGGCCGCACCCGAAGTCGGGTTGCGTGTCATCGAGAACTTGGAGCCGTGAGGCTCCTTAGTTCAGTGTCAAGTTGGTACGGGGCGCAGGCACCTGCTGCGCTCTCTGACTAGCTTGAGAAATCAAGTTGATTGACATCCCGACGTTAGTTGGGAGTCAACTTGAGGCCTCGTGAGGTAGGGTTGTTGATAACGTTTGAGTACACATCTATATGCGTAAACATGACGAATTGACCTTCTATAAGGTCTTACTTACGGCTCTGCTACACGATGTAGCACATCTGTACAGGAGTGTTGAGAAACATAACCTCGACTGCCAGTACCTGGCGGATCGGGTCTCGGCAAACGGAATTGAGTACCTTACGGTGCTCCTTCCTTTACTCGGGAAAGCCCTCGATAGGGCTCTCGAGACCGGTATACTAGTAACTCCAGATTACTTCCGTCGTGTTGACGGGAGCCCCCAGTTATTCTGGGATCTCTGGAATCAGTTGGTTAACGAAAACGGTGAGGTCCGCGAGGACCTTCCCGTTAACGCTCCGCAGATTGTAGCTGCACTCAGACAGCTAGCTTATATGTTCTATAAGCTGGAGGTACCATATGAAGAAGAAACGAACGCCGCAGTACTTGCGGCTTTCCGTGTCACTGACCAGGCTATCGCCGATATGGAGATTCCTCTGGACGAAATTGCGACAACTGCTCGGGATTTAATTTCCCGACTGTTTTGCAATTTCGATCCCTTGGATATAACTCCTCGGCATGGTCCTGGTTCAGTTTCGACACGAGAGCAACCCTGGGAGAAGATGCGTTTCAAACGCATCTTCCCTAAGGTCGACAAGTTGTACCCCTTTACGGAGTACTTCATGTGTAACCTTAGCCAAGTGGCTGATGTTGCTCTGCCTCTTGACGTGCAGGTCACAGATCCAGTGGCACGAGTTGTACTCGTTCCAAAGGATAGCCGTGGCCCCCGTCTGATTTCATGTGAGCCCTTGGAAATGCAATTCCTTCAGCAAGGAGTTGCAACCAAGATGGTTGATCGTTTAGAACGCCACTACCTTTCAAAGGGTAGGGTGAACTTCTCTGATCAGACCATCAACCGATCCCTGGCCCTCAAAGGGTCCCGGGGAGAAGGTTGGGTTACGTTGGACATGAAGGATGCGTCCGATCGGGTAAGTTGCTCTTTAGTGAGCTACTTATTCTCGCGTACGCCCCTTCACGAGCACTTGCTCGTACTTCGTTCCGCAAGGACGATTATGCCTGACGGAAGTGAGTTCCCATTATTGAAGTACGCTCCCATGGGGTCAGCTTTATGCTTCCCCGTTGAGAGTGTAGTCTTTTGGGCTCTTGCAGTGAGTGCAGTTCGACACGTGAATAAGATAGCAGTCCGTAAGGCCTGTCGTCGAGTCTACGTGTACGGCGATGATCTCATTTGTGACATCAAAGACTATGATGCCATAACGAGCAACTTAGAACGGTATGGACTAATGTTCAACCGATCGAAGTGCTACGCCAATGGCTCCTTCAGGGAGTCGTGTGGTCTCGACGCTTTTCAGGGCGTCGACGTCACTCCGGTTAAAATCCGGGTTGGATGGTCATCCTCGGCTGATCTTGGACACCTCCCCTCGTGGGCGCGTTATCACAACGCGCTCCATCGGCGGGGGTACTTCTACGCTTCGAACTGCGTGATGGACAGAATTGACCTTACCGGTCAACCTGTCCCTATCGTGGACGTAGGGGACAGTAATGTCTCCTACGTTTGTTTGGAACGTATTGATAGGACAAGGTACGACAATGTGTCTATCCGCACTCGTTGGAATTCAAAACTCCAACGATCTGAGGTTTTGGCATTGTCTCCTAGACCTGTTGTGAAACAGGTCCGTCAGTCTGGTTGGGCAAAGCTACTCTGGTATTTTACCATTGGTAGTAGTGACTCGCCAGACCGTCCTACACAGGATCGGTTCC